CCCATTTGTTTAGGATTTTAGGCGCCCCCCTCAAATCATGCATGAGCTTCCTCATCAGAAACTCACGCCCGCGTTGAGGCCTCGGCGTTATTACAAGCCGAGAGTATTTGTACAAGCACTGCTTATACGCCCCTTGTGGGGGCATTGGCACATGCAAGTACGAGTCAAAATCCTCATCCGAATAAGGCCCCACGATCCCAACAAAGGGATCCGGGATCCACTTCCGGAGTAAGGAGAGAGCTGATGACTCCTCTTCGATCTCCCAATACAATGAAAGGAGCCTCTTAATGCGATTGTAGTCGCACCAAAGACCCTGCACATCGTGCGGGATTTCGTCAAGAAACACAGGTCGTAATGAGTGTCCCTGGAACCAGTCTGTGCCACAGGATTCCCTAACATCACCAGTAAAGAAGGTTTTGTCAAGGTTTACCTTAAAGCCAGATAGGCGAAGAGCCTCAACTAGACGATAGTAGTATTTCTGAGCGACAATAAGATCATCGCCAAATACTGCAAATTTCGTCCTGTTAAAGCGATCTCCGGCCGCTTTCGTCACTGCGTATATTAGCGCAGCAAAGATTGCGGATTCCAATGCGAATGTGTAACCGTTGCCCATGGAAGAGATCTTCTCGTATTCAATGAGTTGATCACCCAAGGTCCCCGAAGGGGACCGCAGGTCCATGAGATAAGTTACCCACTGTTTGGGTAGCAGCAACTCGCAGATCTTAGTACTAACTGAGTCACTGGCCGCACTTAAGTCGATCGTAACAAAACGATCTTCCTGGTTTGGCAAACTCCCCAATCGAGCTAGTTCCTGATTCTTCGTCTGGTCATCTAGATTCACACCGAAACGCTTTAAGCGCTTTCGGATAAAACCATCGACACCCAGTTGAAGAAACAAATTCAGGGTAGGCTCAATCGCAATAGTACGCTCTTTCAGAGCGTCCTTGGGTACAAAGGTGATTCGGTTCCCATCGACGATTTTAATAACCTTAGACCAGAACTCCCTCTCATCTATAGGATAGTGCTTCGGTAT